GGACCAATGCCCCCGCAGGCTGTACCCCCTCCGGAAGTACCTTCGATTTTTGAAAAATCGAGATTGTCAAGCATTTTTTTTCGCAATTTGTGAAAATATTTTCATTGTTGTGATGTCGCTCTCACTGCGTCGTAAGCCCTTTCACACGTCAGCCCTGCGGCTCTTGCCCTGTCAGCCTCTGCTGCATAGATGCCCGCTGCTGTGTCAATTTCTCTGAACAACTCGGCAAGCAGGCTGCTGGTGCTGGCCCTTGTCTTGCTGCTGATGGCTGGTGATGGCGTCTGCGATACCGTCTTGCAGGCGCTTAGACTCAGCAGCAGCAATGGCAGCATTACGCTGCGCTGTAGCAATGTCTTGCTGTGCTTGTTCCTGAATTGCATCAATAGCCCCCTGCCGCTCTTGTTCAATGCGGCGCTGTTTGTCTGCGAATTGGATTGCGGCCTGTGCGTCTGCCAGGTCACGTGCCTGCCACTTGGCTGACCATTCCTTATGCTCAGTGGTGCGGCCCTTCTGGTAGCTCCAGAAACACGCCAGGAAGATTGCAGCCGATATGGCCACAACCTTCACTATCATCATTTGGGTACTGTTCATGGTTGCACCTTGTCGCGCTCTGCCAGCAACCGATCTGCCCGGATAAGCGCCCAGCACTTCCGCGCCAGCAATGACCGGCGCAGGAAACGCATTTGTGGGAACGCATACCAGTCAGCAAGTGCCCTGACGGCGTGCCAGTTATCCAGTGGCTTAATCATGCTGCCACCGTTCCACCGGCGTTTCGATACGCTGCCAGCAGGTTGGCAATCTTCTGTTCGTGCTGCCCATAACCAGCACCAGGCAGGGAAGCCCAAATGTTTCGAACCTGGCGCACGGCCTGTTCAAACTGACCGGCCTGAATAAGCGGCAAGGCGCGTCGTTCACGGATTTGCTGAATTGCAATCAAATCCTGTGACAGCGGGCTGAAATCTTTCAGGCCTAATTGCTTTTTGTAGGCGTCATAATAGCGGCTCAAAAGCTGATAACGGCCAGCAGCCGTGGATTTGATGCCCAACTTAGGCAGTGCAACCAGCTTGCGCGGATGGTCTGCAAAACCGGTGAACAGGCCGCCACCAACCAGCACGTCATAACCATTGTGATTGGTTCGCTGTCTGCCGTTGTCGGTGCCTTCGCTGTAGGCGATCATATCCAGGAAAGCGCAAACGTTTTTGCCACCTGCCTGTTGTGGAGTAATAACAGCCATTGTTAATACCTCTCATGTGCGGCTTTGAAATGCTTAAGCCATGATAAAAAAACGTGACGAGCGCCAACCAGTGCAATGCTGACGTTCATGGTGACAAATGGCCGTTGTGAGTAATGGCCAGTGATGGTGTGAATGATGATTGCCAGTGCTGATATTGCCACCAGCGAAAAGAACAGTTTTCCAACAACGCCGTCTTTTACTCCGCTGTACACCACGCACCATGATGCCCAGATGAAGATGAAACAGACGGCGATAAAGTTAATGGCAAAAGTTGTCATGCGTTACCACCGAATTTGCTTTTGATAGCCTCAATTAAGGTCGCAATGTCGGCGTTCTGAATCTTCCTGATAACAGCCACCACCATCGAACCGCCAAATGATCCCAGCAGGAAACCAATAGCCGAAGTGTATTGCTGCGGGATGCTGTAAAACCATGACGTCCAGCCAGTAAGAAAGTAAGAACATGCAAGCCCGCTACAAACAAACCACAGACGGCCTTTGATGCTCTTATCATCGTGAAAAGGAACAGCAATCAACGCACCCATTAAACCAGCGATTGCCCATCCAATGTTATCCAGAAACTTCTCAAAAATATTCATGCCAGTTATTGCCCCGTAGTCATTAGTAGTCGGTGCTGATGGTTGTCATTTGCAGGTGATGTGTCTTTGTGGGGTTTGTCAGTGCAGTGCCGCTTCACTGTGCGTTCTGAAACTTCCAGCAGTTCCGCAATGGCTTTTGCGTCCATTCCTTCGCCGTGCATCCGCTTGATGCTGCGGTGAATGAAATGGCGGTAAATGTATTCACAATTAGCCGGGTGAAGCATTTCACCACCGAAGTGCTGCACCATCTTGCTGGCGTCACTCCATCCAAGAATTTTCACCAGGTGGTCATTAGGACGGATCCGCTTTGGCACATACAAAATGACTTTGTGGTACTGCTGCGATGGCACCCACAGCTTTGGTAGTTGTCCGATAAGATATAGCGCACGTTCACGGCCAATAACGTCAGCTATTTCCTGCACAGTGCGCGGTAATTCCATGTAACCCCCAATAATTATAAATAAAAGTCAATATGGGGATTGTAGCCGAAAAGATGAACGGTGACCAGAAAAGGGTGACAAGGTGGCAAAGAGTTGGTCACCCGCTTGTCACCCGTCAATCATCTTGATTTATAAAGAGAAAGTGCGCGTTTTTGGCGTTCGGGTGACTAAGGTGACAACAATTTCCTATATTAATGTATTTCTACCCTCTGTGCGCACTATTGATAGGCTATTCCTATCGTCTGTATTTACCCCTATCTAAACTTTATAAATCCTTGTCACCCTTAGTCACCTTTAGTCATTTATATAGTCATATCAGTGGTTTAAGTGGTGACTAACTAGGTGACCAACTAGGTGACAAGGTGACCAACTTTTGTCACCCAATAAAAAACCGCCCGAAGGCGGTTAGTGTTCAAGCGCGGTTTGGTCCGGTTGGGATGTCGGTAAATCCTCTGCGCTTCCACAGGTGCCAAAGTCGCCATGCTATGCGTGCGCGTGGCATTGTTTTGAAGGTTCCCAGTTTGTGTTTCTGCTTGCCATCAATGCACGTCACCTGCCAACCACAAGCCAGCCGCTGACAGCCAGGGATGCGTGCCAGGTGCAGGTTGCGGTTGCTGATTGCCGTGACCTCCGGTTTTGGTTTAGCCTCCACTGGTGCTGGTTTTGGCTTCTGCTTCTGTTTCGCCTGCTTAACAAAAGCGCGCCACAGAATATCTGTTGCCAGGCTCATGGCTTGCCGCTTCACTCGCTGGTGGGATTAGGCGTGTCGAACCACATAACAACGTCGCCTGTATATTGGTGCTTTGTATGGTGGTAACTGGCAATCAGCCAGGTATCTTTATGATTGATGCGCCCAACTCGCTGGGAACCATCAGAAAGCATCACAGGAACGTCACGGAAGCGATCTGGAAGCCTTTCGCTGCAATTCACCCACTGGTCATGATGTTTGTTCGCATTGATGCCAGCCAACGATTCGAACTGCTGCGCGGTGTTGTCTGTTTCATCACTGATGGCAGACGAACGCAGACACTGGACAGCCAGGCGATACGCCTTAAGGCTGATTTCCTGATGCGTGCTCAATGCGCCTTTGCGTTCACCGATTTCCAGGCTTTTGATGCGCGTTTCAAGGTTTTCCAGCAGCCTATCATCAGTTACCACCGGCGCTGGCTTTTCACGCACATCCGCCAGCAGGATTCTGAAAGCTGCCAGCATGGCACGTTCCGGCACATAGTCATCAGCATAGAACGCATCAAGCGCACGCATCATGGCGTTTAGTGATGGGTCAGCATCGCTTACCACCGGCACTGGCTGCACGTCCCCAACCAGGCGGGTTATTTCGCTTTCCAGGCGCTGGCCAAGCTCTGTTTTAGTGCAGTGCTCGGCCCATTCGTTGTTTTCCAGCAGGGCCACCACGTTGCGCACGTCATCATCAACGCCGCCCATTGAATCGGCCAGCATCCGCAAACACGCCAGTTCAAATTCGCCGCGCAGTGACAGTTCACCGTGGCTGTTGACCATTTCCAGTTCCGCTATGCGCTCGCGCACGTTGTCAATCGTTACTTGTTTCATCGGGTGTTACCTCGTTTTTATTGGCCCACACTGGTGGGGAATGGTGGTTATGCTACAACAGAATTGCTACTTGCCTGGTTATCGTTTGCGGCTGCTGCTTCCATTATGCGCCCCTGCGCTGTCTGGAAATAGGTTTCATCAAGTTCAATTCCTATGAAGTTACGGCCTTCATTGATGCAGGCGACTCCTGTTGACCCGCTCCCCATAGTGAAATCTAGAACCGTTTCGCCAGGGTTTGAATATGTCCTGATGATGTCAGCCAGCAGTGCTACCGGCTTCTGTGTTTGGTGAAGGCCGGTATAATCCTTTTTGTACTGAAGAACGTTAGATTTGTATTTTGCACCATCCGCCAGGTTAAACCTGCGGGCAAACCTGCGGTCAATTTCTAACATTTCAGCATAAGTCATAAGCCAGTCACACACACTAAGCCCATAGTGCGCAATAATCTGGTTGTATGTCTTTTCAGTACACAGCCCGAACTGCGTTGATTCAACATAAAAAAAGTGTTCCGCGCGCCTGTGACCTAAATCAGTGTTTATCTGCTTTATATTTCTGCCAATGTATTCCATGATTTTTTTGGCATAATCCCTTAGCGGATGCTGTGCCAGCGTGTCATATTTCTTGAAGAACACCACTAAATCTTCAAAGTATGAAACAGGCGCTTTATTTACCAACAGCGAGTTAGAGAAATGGTCTTTCAGCCACATTAGTCGATAACTGAAAGGCAGATTTCCATGCGCCGCTGTGATTAACTTGCTGGTGTAAGGTTCCTGGCTGAACAGAATAAGAGCGCCGTTAGTTCGCAAAACGCGGTTGCATTCTTCAAAAATGGCCTGCGGAGAAATAGCGTTATCCCATTCAGCGTTCGCAATTCGTGAATAGCGTTCTTCACCCTTTCCCATTCCGCCAGCGGTGCCATACGGCGGATCACACAGAACCAAATCAACGCTACCGGCTGGAATAGACTTCATAACTTCCAGGCAATCACCTAAATGCAATTCGTATTTATTCACAATGCTACCCATTACTTTGTTTGGTTTGTTTGGTTTGTCTCGTTTTCGATAGATGAATTCTATATTTACTTATGTAAATGATATAATCGTTTATACCTATCAATAAAAACAAAACCCGCCGAAGCGGGTTATTATTCAAAACGGTGAATTGTCATCTGGTCGCCGGTAATCCGGCTGCAACACCTTCGGCGGCAGGTTGAAGAACCGCCCGTTTTTCGTCTTGCGCGGTTCCTGCCCGGTCAGCTTGCGCAGCACGTTACTGCAATGCGTGGCCTGTGACTTGTTCGGCTTATCAAATCCGATTTCCTGCAACACCTGGCTGGCGGTATGTTCGCGGTAGGCGCTGATGCGTTCGCTGCCCCACTCAAAGCGCGCCAGTATCATTTCCTCTACCGGGTCAATGGATTCGTGTTCCTTGTTGACGCCTTCCAGCATGGCTTCTTCATCACGATCCAGCCACCAGCGTTCGCCGTCACGGTACAGTTGCGCCACTTCTGCCCATAACTGTTGCGTGTCGATGTCGTGGGCGTAGTTCACGCCGGTCACCGGAATGGTCCACCAGCGAACGTTCCCGGTGTCATCGGCCAGGAAGTGTTTGGGGTTCACTGACGCAAAAAACACCGTTCGGCGCTGGTACTTCGATTCAAGCCGGTCATAAGGGCGGCGCAGCATGTCCACGTCAGAACTGATGAAGGATTTCAGCCTGGCAATGTCAGCCTTGCGGAACGTTGCATCTAGTTCGCCCAGCTCAACCATCCAGTGGCCAATCGCGGTGGTCACGCTGTCTTTGTTGCTAGGGTCGATGGTCGCGCCATCTTTCACCAGGTCGCGCATGGTAGGCGGCAGCAGTGCTTTGAACCAGGACGTTTTCCCCAATGACTGGTCACCCTGTAACACCAGCACGCCTTTGGACCAGAACCCTGTTGGCTTCATGACGGCAGCCACGGCAGAAATCAGCCAGCGGCGCACCATCATCAGCACCAGGCCACGGTCAAAGCCTTGCGGCGTGGTCAGGGTGTCAACCAGGTCATAAATGCGGCTGACGCCATCCCAGGGCCGTGACGTGATGAATTCAGCAGCCGGGTTGTAACGATTGGCCACGCCAATCAGCTTGATGTAATCGCCCACGTCACCTTTTGGCATACCGTTGCGGGCACACAGGCTGGAAACTTCCGCCAGTGAACAGTTGGCCGCAGCGTCAACGCCGTAGTCACGCCCTGGAATGGTCACCACCACATCTTTGCTGATTTCGTTATAACGCGCCGTGATGCCGTACTGGTCCAGCAGCCATTCCAGGTTTTCCCAGGTGCTTAATGGCTTTTGCTGGTGGCTCATGTGCGGGTACATGAACGGGTTGACCGTGGCATCCAGCGGCAGAAAGTTGTCATTTGCCGGTTCAGGTATCGCGTCGTTAATCTGGCGCTTAACTTCTGCCAGCCCTTGCATATTGTGCAGGTCGTTAAAGTCGGTCGGCTTGTCGCTCAGTGCTGCGAACTTCGGAACCACCAGCAGGCCACCGCATGTGGTTGCGGCCTGGCGCGCGTAGTGAACGCCATCGTTCTGCTTGCCATCTTCGTGCCACTGGTCGTTATCGGCTGCCACAACAATTGTTGCGCGTCCGAACTGCTGGCGCATCAGCTTGGCCACGGTCGGCACGTTACCGGCATCGAACGCCACTACAACGCAGTAGCCTGTTGCCTGGTGGATTGACGCGCCGGTTGAATAGCCTTCACAGATGACAATGACCGGGTTTGCGCCAATCGGCTTGCCGCCGATGACGTGGAAGCATCCACGCTTCTGGCCGCCAGGCAAATAATCACGGTCACGCCCTAGCTGTGGGTTTTCGTTCGGGAAGATGGCCTGCAAACTGGTGATCTGCCCGTCAATGTTACGCACAGGAACCAGCAGCGCGCCATCAATGCTGCGCTTTTCTGTCCAGAACCGCCCAACACGCAGGCCAAACGCCTGCACCTTCTTGCGCTGCAAATAGGGGTGTTCATCGCCGTCCAGTTCGGTGGCTGATTCCCATATGTTGCGCGCCTGTTCGGCTGCCTGCGCCATACGTTCGGCACGGCGCTGCTGCTCTGCCTTTTCTTCGGCTTCGCGCTTGCGCTTGCGTGCTTCGATTTCTTCCGCTGACAGCGGGGTGCGTTCTGCGTCGTTCAGGGAAAAGCCGAACTGCTGCGCCTCACCAATCAGGGTGCCAATGCCAATGCCGCCGTGACGCTTCACTGATTTCCAGGTGTCGCGTGCGTCTTTGCTGTTGTACTTGTCAGACTGGCGTGACCAGTCATTCCAGACGGTGAAACCGCCGTCGCCTAATTCCGATTTGACCGCCATCGCCATGCGCACCCATGTTTCACGGTCGCAACCGGCGTCGATGTAGGAAAGTGCTTCTGCAATTTCCTGTTCGGTCAAATCCTTATAGTTTTGTTGTGCACTCATAGAACCCCGATTTTATGGCCTGTTAGCGCGCCATATGGCCAGTGCGCGTTGTTCTAGTTCTTCGCGGGCTGTTGCGCCGCGCCGTTTTTCTATCGCTGCCAGCAGGGTGCGCCGTGCTTCAATGGTTGGCTGTTTCAGGACGTATTTGGCTTCGCATTCCAGCAACCATTCCCGGCTATCGCTCAACACATCGCGCCCATCGTGCAGCGTCACTGTGGTGGGCTGCCAGGTACAGGCGTTCATTTTGCTGCCTGCGCGTTCAGTTTCAGTTCAAGCAATTCAAGCTGGTGGGTCGGAATGACTTTCCCGCCCTTACACCGCCAGATAAGCACCGTTTGTTCAGTGCGCCCAAGTAAACGGCCAACGTCGCGGCAGGTTAAGCCATGTTCAGCCATAATGTTGTGAAGTCGTTCGGTCCTTTCGTCCATAGTAATAGCCTCGTAATAACAATGCGCCCATAGTACAGGGCGCATTTCCGAAAGTAAATATCTTTTGAAATAATCTTACTTCACCGCGAAGCGCGCGGCATCACGAAACGGAAACCGGCCTGGTGCTTCATGGCCATTGCGCCTGCCAGGCGTATCAGTTCAGCGAACGGGTCTTTGCCGATGGCTGACGTGGTGCGGTACTGTTGCGCCGCGTAGTCAGCCGCGTGCTGTGCTGTGCCAGGTGATGCGCCTTGCTTCACCAGTTCGGCCATGACTTGTTTTTTGATGAAGTCTACCGGGTTCATGGTTCACGCCCCGCGCTGTTTGAGAAAAACCCAACTCAGCCAGTGTTCATATTGGCCCATCCAGTGCCGCAGACGAAAGCGCCTGTTGTTTATGGCGGCCATGCCTTCACCGTCATTTTTGTGCTTATGAACACGGTGCAAAACGCGGTCATACTTTTCATCGGATGAATCACTATGGCCACGCAGCATTACTGCGGTTTCTTCTTCATTGATGAAGATAGTGAATTTACTGAATCCAAGCTGCTGGCCAGCCTCGACAACAATTTTTAGCCACTCATGCTTTGGCAGTGGTTTACCTGTCATTTTGCGGCCCTCCGGTTGCGCTGGTGACGTGCTTCACGGCGCATGGCTGCAATGCCGGTGAATCGTGATTTTCGCGGCCCTGGCTTCGGATAGTCCAGCACCACTTGCATTGACCGCACCTTTGGACGCCAGCCAGCGCGCACCAGCGCCATTTGAAAACCCAGGCTGATTTCCCTGGCTGATAACTTCCAGGCGTCAACCAACCGCTGCATTGCTACTTTGAGAATATTCATTCAACACCCCACGTTCTTTTCAGGTTTTCCACTTCAAGCGCCGTCAACATGCCGTAACGGTTCAGATTCCACATTGCCGTTTTGGCCGCCAGGAACGTGATGTGGTTCCTGGTCGCCAGTGCTTCTGAAAACAGTCTGCGAATGCTTTCTATTGTCATCATGGTTTATCCACTCCATCATTGATTGCCCGGTTTGTTCGCTGTAGCGCAGCGCTTCTGCTGCTACGTGTTTTATGCTCATTTTCCGAACACCAGTTTTTCAGCGTCATCCACTGACCGCACAACACCGGCGCGGCCCCCGTTGTCGTTCACCGCGTTGATGAAGTTTCGCTGCAACGGTGACACGCGGGCACCGTCTTTGACTTCCAGGCCGGTGAAGATGGCCACTTTCTGCCCCACCATGTCAGGCGTGATTTCCACGCTTACCAGGCCGAACAGATCGGAAAACCCTGGCGGCAGCCCGGTGTCAAACGGCCTGGCGTTTTTCAGCAGCACGTCACGCGGCCCCATCACAACCGGCATCTGGCGCGGCACCTTCACAATGTCATTACTGGTGTACGCCTTGCCCACGTTGGCGCGAAACAGCAGGCAGCGGCCTGCCAGTGCGTTGCGGATTGCATTCTGCAACGCGTGTTCTTTGTTAGCCATTAGAAATTCGCCCCCGGATATTCACCAGAATTGCAGCGCATCCACACACGCAGGCCGATTTGTTCAGGGCGAAGGCTTGCCGATTGCGGCCAGAACACCTGGCGCGCCACCCAAATAATGCGGTTCTGGTTGTTGTTGGCCAGCAGGGTGACCACGCCCTGTTCGCCTGCGCCTTTGTCGCGCAGTTCAGCGATTTTGACGGCGATTTTTTGCAGTTCCAGGCAGTAGTAAGTCTGGTCAATGTCCTGCAATTCCGGCTGTGGTGCCGGTTCCTGTTCTTCCGTCACCTGGCAGTTGTCCTTTGCAGGGTCCATGCCTGGCAGGCATTCGCGTGCCTGTGCAGTGACGCTGGTGGCCGCCAGGATGAAAGCGGCGATGATAAGTTTTTTCATGGTTCCACCTGTGAGAAATGCCCGGCGAACCGGGCAGGGAATGTTTACTGCTGTTCGAACCAGTCAGCCAGTTCTCGCAACTGCGCAGCAATGGTTTTCTTGTCATCGTTAGACGAAAACACCAGGCCGTCACTGCAATGTTCACCGTCATTTTTCATGCTGTCAGGTCCAAATGCGATGATCACGCCGTGTTCTTGTTCGCTGTCAACGGTCAGCTTGAAATCACTGGTTGTTGCAATGAAAAACTTGCAGCCATCTGCGTCATGAATCGTGCCTTCAAAAGCGACTGGCAGTTCGTTAAAACCAAAACCATTGCGGATATTTACAGTAGTCATTTGGGTGTTACCTCGTTTTGTTATTGGGCACCATCTGTGCCGGTGAAATAATAATACCTTTACTTATGGAAATATCGCCAATGGTTTAAACCTATCAATACTTCACTATTCATCGCTTAAACCTTCTTCCGCCCATCTTCGCTATGGCCCAACCTGATGGGTTCGGCAGCCCGCGTTTCATCGCCAGGGCGGTCAGTGCGCCAATATCCTTGCAAGCGTCCTCCTCGCGTTTCATTTTGGCGCGCAGGCTTTCTTTGGCGCGTTCGTCCATCTCTTTCAGTTCGCCTTCCGCCACTTCAATTTCTTTGGCTTCGGCCTGTAGTTCCTTCTGGCAGTGCGGGCACTTCGGCGGCAGTGGTCGGCGGATGGCGTTGAAACAGCCTTTGCAGATGACTGGCGGCGGTGGACCACCAGCACTGCTGGACTTGCTGCCGCTATCATCGCCAGACAGTGACCATTCCCGTTCATCGTCAGGGAAGCCATGACGCAGCGCATTGCCTGCATGGTCCAGGATGATGGCGGTTTTGCCTTTGGACGGTCGCAACACGCGGCCATCTTTCTGCAAAACCAGCGACAATGATTGTGTGGGCTGCGCGTCAATCAGGCAGTCAATCGTCACGTCAGTCTGTGCGATAGCTGACAGGTCGAAACCTTCACCGAACAGCGACACGTTGAAAATCACATCCAGGTTGTCGTTGGCATAGTCCTGAATGATGCGCTTGCGTTCCGCCTTATCGGTGCCGCCATCCAGGTGCGCGGCGCGGATGCCTGAATCAATGAATGCCTGCGTTAAGTGGCGGCTGTGCGCGATGTTGACCGCAAAGCCAACCGTTTTCATGCCCCTGGCGTATTTCAGCCAGTGGCTGATGATGTTGCCGGTTAGTTTCGGCTTATCCATCTTCTCGGCGGTTTCTCCTTTTGAGAAATCGCCCATCTGTTTGCGTACACCCTTCATGTCAGGGATGTCCGGGCAGAACATGCGATAATCAGACAGGTGGCCGTTATCCATCAGCCAGCGCACCGATGGCCCCAACACGATGTCATCAAAGTGGTCATCCAGGCCGGTGCCGTCCAGGCGCTTTGGCGTGGCTGACAGGCCGATTACATACGCGCCATTCTCGAACAGCCAGGCGTTGACGCGCGCCCATCCAGCCGCGCCACAGTGGTGCGCTTCGTCCATGATGGCCAGCTTAGGAGCTGGCAGGGTGTGCAGGCGGTTTTTCAGGGTGTCGATGCTGCACACCTGCACCCCGGCGCGCAGGTTCATGGGATAGCCTGCGGCAATAAAGCCGTGGTCAATGCCGAACTTCCTGAATGTCAAACTGGTCTGTAATACCAGTTCAGCGCGGTGGCAAATAAACCACACCTGCTGGCCTTTGGCCGATGTTTCCCCAGCCATGTATGACGCCAGCGCAGTTTTGCCCGCGCCTGTTGGTGCCTGCAATAACACGCGGCGGTTGCGCCGCATAGAAAGGCGCGCCTTATTGATAATGTCGGATTGATAGTCCCTAAGTATTACGCCCATAATTATCGTTCATTCGCCATCATTTAAAGTATTCGCAATTGTATGTTACTACATGGCGACGTTGCAACCAGTAGTAATGTTCATTGACGTCAATCAAGCCGCGATGTGCAAAAAACGCATAGCTGATGTACAGCTAAGGTTTGTTGATTAGCGAGCGTGACGCTGATCTAAACAATGTTAGTTACAAATAAGTTGACAGTATAACAACACGTCAGCCATAATTCACCGCAGTTAATCCGAATTCATGTTAAATAATAATTGCGAGGTAACATAATGAAACCAGGAGTTTACGAAGGTATTCCCAACGCTGAATACCACGGCGGACCAGGCATCAGTAAATCTGGCCTGGATTTGGTGCACCGCAGCCCGATGCACTACAACGCTGTTGTGACTGCTGCTAATGACCGCACGCCAACACCAGCGCAGGAAATCGGCACGGCTGTGCATATGGCAATTCTTGAACCGGAAGAATTCGCAAAAACCTATTGCCTGGCGCTGCGCCGTCCTGATGTGCCTGATGCTATTGATGACCGTGAAGTGCTGGTGGAAATGGTCAACAAGCTGAACGAAGGCCGCCTGCCTAAGCTGCTGACTGGTGGCAACAAAGACGAACTGGTTGAACGCATCCTGGAAAACCAGCCTGTTGAAACCTGGACTACTGAACAGCTTAACGCGATGAAAGCGCCAGACCTGAAAGAAATCATCAACCAGTTGAATATTGACCGTCCTGGCAAACTATCCACCAGCGGCAGTCGTCATGAGCTGGCCAACCTGCTGCGCGCCAACGGCGTTGAAGTCACACTGTGGTCAGATGTGCTGGAAGAATGGCAGCGCAATAACAGCGAACGCAAAGTGCTATCACCGGAAGCGTTTGAACAAATTTTTGCCATGCGTGACGCGGTAATGAATCATCCGGCAGCGTTCGCTATCCTGCACCACGTCAAAGACATCATTGGTGACTTGAAAACCACCGAAGATGCCAGCCCGGAAGGGTTCGCAAAATCAATCGCCAACTGGCGCTATGACGTGCAACACGCATACTACATGGACGGCACGCGTCTGGCTCTGGAACAGGGCAAGTGCACGCCTCCGCACGAAGGCAAAGCAGAATTATCAGTTTACTGGACTGATCCGGTGACCGGTGTTCTGTGCCGCTGCCGCCCTGATTTCTGGCGTGGTTATCCTAAACACTTTGCGTTTATCGCCGTTGAGAAAAAACCGCCTTACGCAGTTGGTGTTTATGTACTGGATAGCGAAGGCGTAGAAATTGGCCGCGCACAATACCAGCATGATTTGCGTGTCTACGCTGAATGCGTGCGCACAGGTGTTTGGCCTGGATACGGCGATAAAATCCAGACCATCAGCCTGCCAGCGTGGCACGCCAACAAAAACGCCCACCTGGTTGGTGCGGCTTAATTTTCATCACCTAAGAGACTAAAAACAATGGCAGTAATTAATATTCGTAAGGCAGAACGTGAAGGCGCGCGCCTGGTCATCGGCCTGGCAGGTATCAGCGGCAGCGGCAAAACCCTGTCAGCACTTATGCTGGCATATGGCCTGGCCAACGGTGACGGCACAAAGGTTGGCTTTCTCGATACTGAAAACCGCCGCGGCTCACTGTATGCCAGTGATGACACTTATGAAAAAATCCAGGAATCACTTGGACTGAAAGAACGCCCTGACGCGTTTTGGATTGGCGATTTAGAACCGCCTTTCAGCCCGCAGCGGTACATTGACGCCATCCGCGAATTTGAACAGGCAGGCGTTGAAGTGCTGGTGATTGATAGCATTTCGCACGAATGGGAAGGAACAGGCGGATGCGAAGAAATCGCCACCCTGGCCAACCCGATGAAGCCGCAGTGGAACCGTGCGAAGGCTGAACACAAGCGATTCATGAACGCGTTGCTGCAATCCAACATGCACATCATCTGCTGCATCCGCGCACGTGAAAAAGTGAAACTGGTGAAGGTCAACGGTAAAACGGAATATGAACCGCAAGGCATCATGCCGGTGACGGAAAAGAACGTGATGTTTGAAATGACCGCCAGCCTGATGATGTGGGATTCTGGCAGCGCGCAGCAGGTCATGAAGTGCCCGGAAGAATTGCGCGGCATCTTAGGCCGTGAAACTGGCTACATCAGCGCACAGGACGGTTTATCGCTGCGTCAGTGGGTTCAGGGTGGCAACAAGTTAGATCCGAAGGTGGAAGCCTACCGCAACAAGCTGCGCGGCGTTACCGAACAGGGTGAGCAGTACACGCAGGAATGCTGGGACAAAACCCCACCAGCAATTCGCAAAAAGCTGGGCGATGAATTCAAACAATCATTGTTGCAAGCCGCCCGCGCATATGACGAACAGCGCGCCAACGCAAACGGCGATGCGCAGGACGTTGATGATTTAAACAGCCAGGTGATGGGCACCGGCGCACAGTAAGAAAGGGTAAAAAATGGCACAACCGGCACAGAAACAAAGCACGTATCTGACGCCACAGGAACTGGTGCTGCGCTGGAATGGCGCAGTTACCACCGGAACCCTGGCGAACTGGCGCAACAAAGGCAAAGGGCCAGCCTATACGAAATTTGGCTCACGCGTTCGCTACTCCATCACCAGCGTGGAAGCGTATGAAGCAAAACACATGATTGGAGCAAACGACAATGACACGACCACCGGCTAACGGATATGAATCACTGCGCGATGTACTTGACCGGGCATTTGCGCAGGCTGCCAGTGGCAAAGGCCACGAACGTCACGCGGTAAACAAGCCGTTTGACCAGCAGCCCATGCAAAAACTGATTGACCTTTACGGGCCAGGGTTCGCACTCGGCCAGGCAGCGAAGAAAGCGCAGGAATCACAGCGCCTTCCAGCGGGCCGCGATGTGGCGGAACTGTTAGGCGCAATAAACTACCTGGCTGGAGCGGTCATCGCGCTGGAACGTGGCCGCCAGCCGGTAGCTGGTAACGACAACGAACAGCCGCGCGATTGCTGCCCTGTGTGCCAGCACCAGGACGGCTTCCACCATCCAAAATGCACGGTGGCAGAACATGGCTGATGATATTGACCGCGCTTGCGAGCGTGAAGAACGGGAACGCGCGGCGATGATTGCCGCGCACTTGCAGAAGGCACCAGCGGTTAAAGCTGTTGCGCTGTGTTACTGCCTGAACTGTGGTGAAGATTTCCCGGAAGGCAGCAAGAAAATTTATTGCGATGCGGATTGTGCCAACGACCACGCCGCACACTTAAAACGTAAATAGGGGCAATTATGGCTTCCCGTAACAAAGTAGAACTGATTGGCCGCTTAGGCCAAGATCCAGAAGTACGCACCACCACCAACGGCACCAAAGTGGCAAGCCTTAGCGTGGCCACATCAGAACGCTGGCGCGATAAGACAACCGGCGAACAGAAGGAAGCCACAGAATGGCATCGCGTTGTTCTGTGGGATAAGCTGGCAGAACTGGCAGAACAGTATTTGTTCAAAGGTAGCGAAGTGCTGCTAGTAGGCAAACTGCAAACGCGTAAATGGCAGGACCAATCTGGCCAGGACCGCTACACAACTGAAGTTGTTTTGCAGGGTCCGCGTGCTGAAATGCAGTTCTTAGGCAAGCCAGTAAACGACAACAGCCAGGGTGGTGGCCAGCAGCAACAGCGCCAGCAGTACAGTGGCGGCGGTCAGCAGCAGCGACAGGCTACAGGGCAGCAGCAGAAACCATCTGGCAACGAACACCCGACGGATTTTGACGACGATATACCTTTTAATTAAGTCCGTTGTAAGTAACTTGAAATAGAGTTACACTATCCCCCGGACATAAAACATAGGGGGTAGTAAAAGTGGAAAGTAAAAAGTGCTTTAAGTGCGGGGAGGTTAAAAGCCTCTCCGATTTTTATAAGCATAAAGGGATGGCTGATGGCCATCTTAACAAGTGCAAAGATTGCACCAGAAGTGATGCCAAGTCACACCGACTTGAAAATATTGACCAGATACGCGCTTACGACCGTAAACGCGGAAACCGTCAAGATCAATCATACGTCAAAAATTACCGCCAGCAGTATCCAAACAAATACCGCGCACATACGATGGTAAACAACCATTTGCGATATGGGAATATCACAAAGAAACCATGCGAAATCTGCGGCAGTGAGCAATCAGTTGCCCATCACGACGATTACTTAAAGCCGCTTGATGTTCGTTGGTTGTGTCAGGCGCATCACAAGCAATGGCACGCTGCAAACGGTGAAGGAAAGAACGCAGTTTGACCAAAGAAAAACCCCGCCGAAGCGGGGTTTTGTGTCACGTGACGCTGTGATGCGAGATACAGATCACCTGCCTTATTGGAATCACTTGTCGGGTAAGTTCCAGTCTGTGCGAATGTCGCACTGGGATGCGCTTTCACGTTGCGAGGTAACACCCTGGGGGTTGGAAGTGTTCGCAAAAGCGCATCACGGTGCGTTGTGGTGCTGTGCATCAGCGCTTCCTTCGTCGCCTTGGTGAGCTGCAACCACACCAACTAGCATTTGGATTTACCACAACGTAAAGAGCACTTTCATCGCTGCAACATGACGGTAAATAGGATTCACTGCATCACGTACAAAATGCTCTTAACTGTTGCGTGCCGTCCTTTCACGGCGGTCATCGTGTATCGCTCGACAGCGTGACTCTCTATAACTGACAATATAATCCTATATCACTCCAGTGCATTCTGCAACCATATTTACCATTTATTCATCTCCTCGATCATCTTCTGTAGGTAGTCCACTCTGTAGGTTACAGGTTCGATTCCTGTAGGGGTCGCCACCCAATAGAAAGCCCGCCAGGTGGCGGGCTGTGGTTAGTTTCTGAATTGCAGGTAACGCATGTGGATTAGGTGATCCACAAAGGTGGAATCATAGCCAGGCACGCAATTTAGTTCATGGTGGAACCTCTCCGCATCGGTGGCTGGACGAACTGCATTGATTCCGCGCATATTCACTTCCGGGCAACCTTCGCCCTTACCTTCCGCAATCCTCACGTGTAACCGGCAACCGTTATCACCAGGCTCGTCATCCAAAGATTGCCACACCTGATAGCCACAGCAGTAGCCAACAACGTCACCACGGCTGGCAGTTTTGTACACGATACAATCACCAATTTCCGGCACATATGGCATGTTATTTTCTTGCTTGAATGCTTTCACAATCTCCCCTTACGCCGTCAGTTCGGCGGGTTTGTCTTTGGTTAGTTGTTCCTGTTCATGGTCCGGGTCGCCGTCGATTGGCAGCAGGTTTTGCGCCCGTACCTGCGCAACTTCATTACCAGGCAGCAGGCCATAAACCCGCCACCAGCGTTCGACTGGTTCACCTAGCGCCATAGCCAGCAATTCTGACTCCCGATAGCTGGCAAGCCCAATCAGGCGCACGCACTTGCCGTTCCCTTCCGGTCTGGCGCGCAAACCGTAAACCAGCGCCAGGCCACCGGCTTTCAGTTCGCCTTTCATACGATCACCTTTGCGCTCAGGTATCCGCAACGTAGTTTCAGCTTTACTGTTTTGCTTTGGTTCTTGTACGGGTAATCACCGCCAGCTTTTATTGAAGCATAACCACCGCTGGAAAATTCAGGCGAGCGGGTTAAAGCCTTCACATCCTTGTAAAAAAGTTCTCGCAGCTTGGCTTTTTCCATCACCTTTTCGGTGTGCATCCTGGTACGTAGTGTGTTGAATTCGTTATTTGTCATCATTCACCCCACCAACGTAGTCAGCCACCAGCGCCATGAATTCACGCACCACGCCAGCAGGTGCGCGCAGGGTCATGGATTCGTCAGGCTCGGCATCTTCCAGCCGGTCATCGCTGTGGACCAGTTCGATTTGCACAGCCAGGTCAGCCAGGCGCGTCAGCTTGTCTTTGCCGAACGGTGGCTGGATGGCTTCCGTCTTGGACTTAGGCGCTTTCGGTGCCTTCGGTTCGGTGAATTTCTTTGTTACTTTATCCTTGCCAGCGGCTTTGGCTTCTTCCAGCGCCTGTGCGGCCACGGCTTCGGCTTCGGTGCCGTGCTGGCGGGTTAGTTCAGTGGCGGTCACGTAGGACATCTGGCCACCGCGTACCATGTCTTTGATTGGTTCCGGGCACTCAGCCAGGGCCAGCATGTTGGCCACGTCTGACGGGCTGCGCTTCACCTTCTTGGCTATCTCGTCATTGGTCCAGCCCTGCGCTTTCAGGCGCGCATAGGCTTTGGCGCGTTCCAGCGGTTCCAGCGGCTTGCCCTGGCTGCTGGTGACCATCAGCGCGATTTTGTCAGCCTCACTGGTGCCGGTGATGTCGTTCACTTCCAGGCGCAGTTCCAGGCCGGTTTCTGCGGCCATCTTGGCACCAGCAAAGCGGTGGTGGCCGTCAATCACCTTGATGCCCTGCTGCGTCACTTCCACGGTCAGCGGCGGCACATATTCACCGGCCAGGTACGCATCGCGGAATTCTTCAACGTGCGCCTGGTCCACGTCGCGAATGTTGTAGCCATCTTCCACATACAGTTCAGCCAGCGGCACCCAAAACACCTTGCGCGGCGTTGCTGCGGTTTGTTTTGATTTATAAAGTTGCCCGATAGTAGCCATTTACATAACCCCCAATACAAATGAAGTGATTAGAAATTAAGCCCATACAATAATGATGGGCAGATCGCGTTTTTTAACAATCATTGTTTACGGTAACCTTTGCCAGAAAGCCAAATTGAAATTTCTGTGGCAACACCAATGTCAAGACTGGTTTTTGTAGTGGCCGCAAAGTTAGCCAGTTCGTAAAGTATTTCATCACGCGCTTCACATTCATTCAGGTCGGCTTCTAACTGCGCATCGCTGGGTTTGACAGCATCGCGCTTCACATCAATGCAAGCGGTTTCTAATTCATTCTTATCCACCAGGCGGTAAGCAATGATGTCACCGCTACTTCCATGATGCGACCATACAAAATCGCCTGCTCTGTCATTACTGAAATGAAGCGGGCTAGGTTTCCGGAATTTGACTTCAACAATTGTGTCACTATCCACCGGACATTCACCACCATGCCAATCAATCCAGCCGTTATTGCCAAGCACGGCTTGACTGGCTGCCATCGCGGATTCGTATTTTTCGCGAGTTACAATTGATATGTTCCAGTCATTAGCAGTAATGTAATGGCGGAAGTTTCCTTCAAATGGTCTGTCGCCATAAATCCAGTCATCACCATCTTTATTACTGCACCATTCGCCTGCTTTAATATGCAAAAAATTGATTGATTTTGAAAATTTTACAGTTCCGTCAGAATCCTGCACTGCATAGTTAGCCGCTTTAGGCCACCCGCCAACTTTAGGAAGTGTTTCGACCAGTATTTGCAGCAGGGTTTTATTTGATGTGTTCATGTGGGCATTACCTCGTTATTTATCCGGGCAGGTCATCCGCCCGGTTAAGGTAATGATATACGATGATGTAGAATGATTGCAACAATGTTTGTTGTTATTTTTCTTCGATGACGTGACCAGGGCCGTCATCGCCTTCGTTAATGTCCTTTTCTTCTATCACGTGACCAGGGCCATCATCGTCTGGCGGGTCGCTTTCTTGCGGCTTCTTGCGCTCGATGATTTGCACATGCGGTTCTTCTTCGCTGTTTGGCTTCGTTGCTTCCACGTCGCAAGAATAACCGTTGTCATCCATCCGGTGATCTGCGCGGGTAATCAGCCATTCGCCATCAATGCCATCGCGGAACCCCACCAGCACCAGCTTGCATTCAGCGGCAATGGTCGGGTCACCCGGCAGCGTCACGGCAACAGTCACCTGGTTGCGCTGACGCTTCGACAGTTCGGCTTTGGCTGCGTCCAGTGCCATTGCCTGCGTTGGGTAGTATTTTCCAATGCGTTTTACCGGCTCACCTTCTCCCACCTTCACTTCGTTGCGCGCGGCCTTCTTCGTCACCTGGTAGTAAGCCACCACCGTGCCTGCGTTTTCGCGCTTCTGGCTGGTTAGCCGGAATGCGGTGCAATCCTGCGCCGTCAGCGTTATGGTTGGCAGTTCTTCGCCGCTGGCCGTCTTACCTTCGCCGCGCTTCGTGACCGTGATTTTGCCGCCTGATGGTTTCACTACGCCGTCATATTTCTTGGCCAGTCGCAGCAACAGGTTCAGGTCAGATTCATCGGCCTGGTCGGTGTGGGGTAGGGTGATTTTGGCCATGCTCTCTGACACGGCTGATTCCATGCCGTGTTCTTCGGCAATCTTCTTCACCATGTCGCCAAACTTCGTGCCTTTGGTCCAGCTACGTGATTTCTGTGTTTGCAGGTCGGTTTTGCCGCCATTCGATTTGTCATAGGTGGCAGCACGCGCCCTGATGGTCATGGTGCCTGGCCAGCCAGCTAATTCCACTTCGTCACAGATGAACAGGCCCATGCGTTGGGTCCAGTTGTCATAACCCAGGAACAGTTCCAGTTCTGCGCCTGTTTCCGGCATCTGGATTGGGTTGGCCGGTTCATCATCAGCCAGGCTGATTTCCAGCGTGTCAGATTCCAGCCCCACGCCATCAGACAGGCTAAGGCTTATCAGACGTTCATTGATTTTGGCTGTGATGTCATCGCCGTTGGCCAGTACGCGAAACGCTGGCGCAATTCCAGTCAATCCCATAATTTGATGCCTTGCGTTGTCACTGGTGTCGTGATTTCCGGCAGGTTGATAACCAGGCCAGCAGGCAGCACAGGCCCACGGTCAGCCAGCCCCTTGTTGGCTTCCACCAGTGCTTCCACGGTGCCCGCGTCCTGGTTGCCGTAGTATTTCCAGGCGATGTAATCCGCCGTGTCACCGTCTTTGGTAATATAAGTTTGCATCAGTTGAACCGCCGAAGTTGCAAATTGAATTCCTGTTTTCGTGGCGCACCGAACGCCGCAAACAATGATTGTTTTTCGTCAATAGCTTCAATCACCCAACGGCCCCACAGTTTACCCAGGCCATCAACCAGCAGCAGCGGATGACCACGGCCAGCCATGCTGCGCATTTGCTCAACCTGCTGAAACCCGCCACGGTATTCAGGGTAAATGATGCCTGCCAGGGTTATGGTTTCCTCTCCGATGCCCACGAATTGAGAAGATGGGCGCTGGCCAAAGCGGTGCTGCGATGGCCACTTATATTCGCTGTGGCGGTTCAGTTCCTGATATGCCGCAGTAAGGATGCAGAACTGGAAGCTGCCCAACATCATCATGATGTTGGTCTGCCCGGTTAAAATCGTGAAACTGGTCATGGTGCCGTCACTCCGTCATTCATCATGCTGCGCTGGCGCACCTGTCGGCGGCGCTCCTGTTCGTCGGCAATCCGCTTGGCCAGGTCTGCGTTGTTCTCACCAGGGCGCTGGGTCACCTGAATGGTGGTTGTGCTGCTGTCGGTGTACGTACTGCCGCCACGGTTCGCCAGGGAAGGTGCTGGCAATGCGTTGTTCGGTGTCAACGGTGTGGCCAGCGTGTTGCCTTCTGGCACGTCATCACTGCCAAACGGGTTGCTGAAAAAGTCTTTCGTTTTCTGCCAGGCACCACCAGCCATGTCAGAAACGCTGTTTTTGAACTCAACGGCTTTTTGCGTCAGCGCGCCAATGTTGTCAGAAACCCAAATGATCTTATCAATCAGGAACTGAATCGGCCCCAACACAAAATCAATGCCTGCCGCCAGCGCCTTGCCGAACTGTTGGCCAGCGTCACCGGCTTTTTTCAGTTCTTCGCCGCTGTAGTTTACCGGCTCGGCCAGTTTGGTGAACCAATCCCACACCTTGCCAGCAACGTCAGCCACCCACTGGAACGCGGTTTTGACTGGTCCTAACTTATCCCACAACGCCTGGAATTTCTCCGTTACTGGCTGCAACCCTTGCTGGATGCCCTGCAATGTGCCGGTCATGAACGCTTTGACGCCAGCCCAATTTCGGTAAATCCACAGGCCGCCAAGCGCCAGGCCGGTAATCAGGGCACCAATGCCGGTGGAAATGAACGCTGCACCTATGGCGCGCACACCAGTGACAACAGCAGGGATTCCACGCGATGCCATGCCAAACAGGCCGCCATTGGCAACGGCAGCTGCGGCACCAACTGCACGCGCGGAAACCGCTGTCAGTGCCATCTGAGCGCGGGCACCAGCAAGAGCACCTACAACACGCAGCGCACCACCGCGCAGGTACGTGAACGCGAAGCCAGCCGCAAACGTGGCAATGCGCATGGTGATCAGCGCGCCAGCCGTGGCCACAATGGCTTTGGTGACAACCGGGTGCGCTTGCGCTAGTTCTGTAACCTTGCCAATCCACGGACTAATGGTTTTCAGAACGCTGTTGACTGCTGGAAGCAGCACGCTGCCAATAGTGATACCAAGTGCGGTGATCTGGTTTCGGAATATTACCAGCGCGTTTGCCGTTGTTGCGGCGCGTGCCTGGTATTCTTTTTCCATCGAACCGGCATATTTCATTTTGTCCGCTACAGCGTCAAAATTCTTTTCCAGTTCCTTGATGTTCGTCAGCAATGGCGCGATTGAACCAACAACCTCTTTGCCAAAAAGCTGCGTCAGAACCGCTGATTGTTCGTGTTTCCGCAGTTTCGCAACCTGCTTGAGAATGACAAGCATGGTTTTTTTGGAGTCAAGTTGCATGGATTTTGCAACTGCTGTTGAGGAATAGCCAAGCCGTGCGAATGCTTCGCGCTGCGATTTGGTCGCAGCTTTACCAGCTGTCAGTGACAGCATCAGGTTTTTGATACCAGTGGCGGCAATCTCGTTTTGCACGCCCATGCCGCGCAGGGTTGCGCCAAGTGCGGCAATCTCTCCGGAAGCAGTACCGGCAACCTCACCAAGTGGCCCGATGCGCTGCACAATCTCCATGATGTCTTTGGCTGATGCGGCAGTGTTGTTGCCAAGGTAGTTGATCTTGTCAGCCAGGACGACAACCTGTTGCTGGTTCATCTTGAACGCAGAGCGCATCTCTGCCATCGCCTGGCCTGCCTGGTCAGCGGTGATGTCGAACGCCACGCCCATTTTGATGGCTGATTCCGCAAACGTCATCAGTTCTTTGGCTGCAATGCCAGACTGACCACCAGCGGCAACGATCTTGCCAATGTCGTTGGCTGTCATCGGCAGAACTTTTGACATGTTGATAATGTCCTGCCCCATCTTTTTGAATCCGTCAGGCGTGTCGAAATCAACAACCTTTTTTACGTCAGCCATCGTGGATTCAAAATCAATCGCTGCCTTGACCGGTGCGGCGATAGTGGCACCCAGGGCAACGGTGCCCATGATGCCGCTTTTGTATTCTTCGCGCTTATCAAGATTTCGCTGGCGGGCATCCTCTACGCGTTTCAGGCGTTCTGTAGCCGTGCGCAGTTTGTCCACCGCAGCAACGTTGGCGGCGTATTTGGCGCGCAGTGAATCAACGTTTTTGCCCTGGCGGCCAAACGTCTGGATGGCGTTGGTTAGTGTGCGTTGCTCGCGTTCCAGTTTGGCCATTGCTGCGCCAACCTGTTCCACGGATGATTTGACGGTGCCAAATGCGCCTTTAAGGCTACTTGATACGGCACCGCCGATGGTAATTGTTGCGTTTAGTTTCTTATTTGCCATTTAGTTTTGCTTCTTGGGTAGACCATCAAGCCACCAGACAAAGCGGGAAACCCGCAACCGTTGAATCTCTGACAGTTGCCAGCCGGTGTGGCTGGCAAGTGCCAAAGCGCCCGCGCGGATGTATTCCGGGCTTAGTCGATAAAATTTACGTAGGCAGCCTGTAGGCGCTTATAGTCTTTCAGCGGCAGGCGGCGGATGTCATCAGGTGCCTGTTCACACAGGTTGGCAAACGTCTGGATTTCGCGCGCAGCATCGCTGCCGCCCATGTCGCTTGCAATTTCCTGGTCAGCCACGGTGGGTTCACGCATACGCAGCACGGAAACGTCAACGCCTGCGATTTTCAGCGGTCGTGACAGGGTGATGTCACAGTGGCCGGTTTCGTGGTTGAATTTCAGGTAATCAGGTAATTTAGCCATTTCTTATCGCCTCAAACAATGATTGTTGAAAATGGCCAGCCAAATGACTGGCCGTAAAAATTACATCGCCAGCGCAGAACGGATGGCTGCCAGGGTGTCTACACCGTTGATGATTCGCACCATGTTTTCCACGTCGATTTCGTGGATGGTCTTTCCGTTATGCTGCTGCTTGAAATAGTTCAGGCTGACAGTGACGTTAAGGGAACTTAGTTCCCCAGGCGTCCAGGTGCCTGGCTCCATGCTGGTGATTTTGCCGCGCATGTTCATGACAACAGCTTTCACGCTGCCGTCATAGGATTCCAGAGCACCGCGAAACGTCAGAGGAACGCTTGCACCTTCTGACAGGCCAAACAGCGCCAGCACGTCAGAATCATAGGCACGCAGCGCAAAGCTGGCTTCCAACTTTTCCATGCCCAACGTCACATCAATGGGCGCGTCCATGCCACCAGCGCGGAATTCTTCGGTTTGCAGGGTTAAGGTGGGAGGCGTGACGCTCTCCACCTGGCCCGCGTAACCACGGCCATCAACAAACAAGTTGATGTTTTTCAAAACGTCACGTGCGGCCATTATTCGAATACCTCACTAATATAATCGTTGGTCAACTGGCTGCGGAAGATAATGTGTTCAGCCGGATAAACAGGCGTGAAATCAAAATCAAAGTATACCTTACCGTCAGCAATTTGGTCAGCAGTATTTAAGTCAGGGTCAGCCCAACACGTGCCGCCAAGAATTGCGCCCAGGCTCACCAGGTTGCGCAGGTACGCGTTCACGCCTTCAATCACGTCATTGACGTATTGTTTAGTGATGCCACGGTCTACGGCCCACAAGTGTGCACGCAACAGGCTGTCATTGATGATGTCAGCCGTGCGAACAACGCACAGAAACGCCCATTTCGGATCGCTGGAAGTGGTGCGGTTGCCCCACAGGCGGAAACCGTCCTGGCGAATGATGGTGGTGACTTCGTTTTCGTTCAGCAGGTTTGCACGGCTGGACGTGTCACCCAGGGTGAAATCAATGGTTCGGGCCGTGCCCTGGATGCCATAGATTTCCTGGTTTGACGGTGACCACCAGAAACCGCGCTCGTTGTCGATGCGGGCAATCAGGCCAGCCACGCGCGGCGATGCCCAGTCAGTAATCGTGGTGCCATCATCGTCAAGCACCAGCACTTTTGGGTCAACCACATACACGCGTTTGCTTCCAAAGTCTTTGCGGTAAGCGATGGCGTCAGCGTCGTTGGTGTTCGGTCCGTCAGCGATGATGACCGCGCGCAGGCGGTTTGCAATGCCAAGCAGTTCAGAAACCACCGCGTTTGCCGCTACGCCAACGGATGCGGTTGCAGTTGCGCCGGTTCCGTTACCGCCAGCGATGGCTACGGTTGGCGCGCTGGTGTAACCCATGCCTGAATTGGTGACGGTGATTTTGGTGATGACGCCGCCAACCACAGTTGCTTCCGCAGTTGCGCCAGAACCGCCGCCACCGCCAGACAGCGTGACTGTTGGCGCTTCGGTGTATCCGCTTCCGCCGTTTCCGATAGTGATAGCTGTGACGCCATCCTGAACGCGGGTGTGCGTGAAGCCAGGCACGCACAGAATGCGCGGCGAGTAGCCCACAGCGGATTCAGCGCCAAGCAGTGCGTGGACGCCTTCATATTTGCCGGTTGAAGCGTTTACGCCGCCCATGATGTTGGCCAGCGTTGCGGCTTCGTTCTCGCCTTCTTCAACACGCACAACGATGACCACAGCGCCGATCTGGTCCAGGATGGCATCCAGTGCTTTAGGTAGGGTGCCTTCACCGGTGCCAAGCATGTCCAGTTTAGCCGCCTCTCGCTGGCTGCCAGCAATCAGGGTTGGGGTATTAATCGGGAATGCGTCAGGGTCAGCATTTGGCGCAGTTCCGACAATGCCAATGACGCTGGATTTAACGGTTTGAATGACGCGTGAACCGGAATCAATTTCCAGCACCTCCACGCCATGCAGAAAGTCAGTTGCTGCCATTCTTTAGGTTCCTATTATCTGTGCACACAGTGAAAATTCGCAGTGTGATGGTCGCAGGAACCGTGCGTGGCTTCTTCTTGGGGTTTGTCCGTAAAAAAGCCCGCCGAAGCGGGTAAAGGCGACAAATCAATAACCGATAGCGAACCAGTCAACGGTTAGTGTTGTGGTTCCTGGCACCGTTCCTTCGTTCTGGACGCCGCCAAGAATGCTTGAAAATGTGGTTAGCGTCCGACCACTGATATTGGCATATTCAAGAATAATGTTTGCGTTGTCTCTTGGCGTAGCCTGAATGCTTACCACAGCCGTAGGGAACGGTTTTGGAAACGTGACACTATGCGTGCCCTGGTACATACGTGTATCGGTTGTGCCTGCACCAGATGTAACGGTGCTGGTGAAACTACCCCACTGAATAATCAGTGCCGCCAGGTAATTCCTGGTATCCTTGCGCTGCAAGGTTTTTGTTAGTGATGCCCCTTAAGACTTCGCTCATACATTGGTTGCCTCATTCGTTGCGCCAATCAGCGCGGCCACGTCAGGGTTTGCGTTCAGGAATTCTCGCAGTTTATCAACCGGGCTTGCCGGTTGGTTATCGTTAGCTGGCGATACGCTAATCAGTTCCCACTTTGCGCCGTTCCAGCGTGGCCATTGGTCACCTGAAAATTCAGGCGGTGCCACCTCTACGCAGCGTGCAGGAATTAGAAAAACACCAGGTTCAAGCGGTGATTCATCAGCATCTGTCTGGCCAACAAAAAGGCCAGCGACGTCATATTGATAAACTGGTTTTGTCTTCATGATTCGCCTCAAAATTTGATGCACGCCAGTAGAGCGATGTTTCGCGGTCTGGTTTCTGTACCGCCTGTGGATCCAGTGCCAATTCCTTCTGGATAATTGCCGCTAGTGCCCTGGTTCCAGGCGTCAGCAATAAGGTTTGCAGCTCCGTTTGCTACAAATTCACTCCCCAATCTGTGATAGTGGCTTTTTATTTCATCGGCCTGATAGCTACCTAGTGACCGTGAAGCGTCTACACCTCTACCGTCATCATATCCTCTGATGAATTCTCCGCGCAGATCTGGCAAATTGAACGTGTTAACACCGTCACCATTGCCAAATATTGTTCCTATTACAGAAAAAAGATTTGCATAAGCCGTTCTACTGATCGCAGCCCCATTGGCTTTCAACCATCCTGTCGGTGCCGTAGAGCGTGGAAAATAAACAATTCCACCTGTCGGCATCTTTTGGTCAGTTTCCGTTTTGCTGTAAACTTCAAGGTTGCTCCGTGACTCGGATTTACTTGCAACATCTGAAAGGTTTTTACTTCTTTCCAGTGGAGCATGTGCGCTTCCTGCTGGTTCATTGTTCACAGCCTGCAAAATCGACCCATCTGGGTAAGGCTTCCCAAGTGTAAATTTCGACGAGTCAGTTGCATCAGGCTGCCACTCATCAACACCAGAACCTTGCGGCAGCCTGATGCCTTCGATATACACCGCCAGGCCGCGTGTTATGGTTGTTGTCAGCATCACTACAGTCTGGTTGGCTGCCAATGTTTGTTTTTCGGTGATGGTATCAACCACAACGTTTGCTTGTGTAGGGTCAACCCAATGGACGTCACCGTCAGCGTTTGACTGCTTTGCAAGAACCTGCCCGGTTGTGCCACCAGGGATGATGGTTCCTGCTGTCACGTTGTTAGAAATCCACTGCTGTGTGACAACCACAACATTTGGGTCAACTTGTAGGGTGATAGTGCTGGCGTTGCTTACCATGAAGTCAAGCCGCACAACCGTGTCAGAGTAGGCACCTTCTGTATCAACCGGCTTGTAAGTAGATGGAAGATCGCCAACAGCAAACAGAGAACCATCAGCGTCAAAAACACCAACCTCACGCATAGTAAAACCACCAACGCTGGCCGGGATAACCAATTCAGCAGTGAAGCGCAGCGGGTTATTTGCATCCTGATAAACGCGGTTGATGGTTGCGCGGAAACGTTCACGCACCAACTGCGTCTGATTTGGATTAGGCGGCGCAGCATTTCCGTTGCCGTCGCCAACTGCCATATGCGTCAACCGGATTTGCGTTCCTGTTGATTCAGCCTGCGCAAGCTTTTGCAGACCATAGTTAGTATGAATTGTAAGAAATGGCATTGTGTTTGGCCTCAATTTTAAAATTTGCTACCCCACCGAAGTGGGGTTGTTTGTTAAATCAAGCCATAAATAGCGTTATGAATATGCAGTGTACCTACTTCACCAGAAACTGCAAAGTTAACCCTTGCTTTACTTGCACCAGGCGGAACAATGTCTACGAGCGCATAGAATCCCCAAGCATTCACAGAAGGTATATTAAAAGGTATTTTCCCTTGAACGCTGTTGCCCTCTTTATCAAAGAATTCAATTGATGCCAGTGATGTCACAGCGTTCTTTGCCCAAAACCCAAGTTGAAAATAGCGGCCAGGTGAACAGTCAAGGCAGTCTTGGTAGAAATCTGCTGTCGCACCAACGGAAGGGACAGTTACGTATAGCGATCTTGAAAACATGATTGTATTTGGTACGTCAGTATCAGTACCTGCCGTAACAACACCGCTTCCGGTTTGCATTAAACTCCAGTTTGAATAGTTTGAAAATTGTCCACTGCCATTCGACAATGAGTTTATGTAAGCACTAACAATGTTACCTTTATCCCAATTTGCTGTTATAAAACCAGCCCTGGGATAACAACCATAAGACATTACTTTCTTACTGTTCCCACCAATAATTTGACGCGCAGCAGCACCAGCGGCAATCTCTGTTTGCTCATATAGAGGAAGCGAACAGTTTGTTAGCGAGACGACCGCATCATCATTTGCAACGATTGGTATAGCTGAATATCCAGATGGAGTTAGCAGCGTTGAATCTTTAATACTCAATCTGGAACTGCCGCCAACCACAAATGCAACAAAACTTTGACCTGGTTGAAATTCAATGTTGCCATTTGCGTAAACAACTGTTGCGTTGTCCTCCAATATTATGTTTGGGTCAAAATATCCTGCCTTCTTCCCGGCAGGCATTGAGCAACCATTAAATATAAACTGCCCATTTTTGAATTTTAATGGCCCGCCATTGTCTACCATCCAGCAATGATTGAAGTTAATCACTTCTCCTGAGTTCGCAGGTGAATTAAATATGAGTGTGTCATTAAAGCTGCGTGAAATAGCGCCTTTATCGAAAATAATCCGGTAAGAGTTGTCAAGAAACTCTAATCCAGCAGAAGATATGAAACCAAAGTTACTTATCCGCAATTCAGATAGTTCACCCGTTCCCGCTCCGCCAAGCGCAATTTTTTTTGTTCCAGAAAACTGAAATGCGACCCCATCCAATATGGCGTTTGCGTTAATTGAATCTCGGTCAGCATAATCGGTGTTTGAGTTGAAAAGCTTCAACGCATAATCACCTGGAATTCCTTCAATTTCTGTAAGTGTGCATTTGTTTGCGCCTCTTACACTTCCTTTGCTGAAATCAATTTCTATTGCGGAAGAAAACGCGCCGGAACATGGAATAAAACAATCGTATCCTGCGGAATTCACTTTATTGATGTAAACAGCAATGTCGCCGCTTCCCGTATATCCGGCGTCAAATACATTTACCTCACCAGCAAAGAAAAGTCTCCGCCATTTAACACCTACGCCGTCAAATACTACCACGCCATCAGGCGTTTCAGTGTTTTCAACTGCAACAAATGTGCCACCACCTTTATTAGAACCGGCGATGTATGATCTGACAAGTATCTTATCGCCAACAGATGCGCCAGAAACAGATGCTAACTGAGCTACAGAATCAACGTCACCGATTAGATTCATTCCCTTGTTTGATGCCAGGATTTGGCTAAAGGATTTATTACCAACGCTAGTCCAGGCTCCAGGGGAAACGCCACCTGTTTCGGAAGGTGTTGAACCTTCTGTTACTACTTTCGGCATCACTCCGCCCCAGGTGTAGCACTGACCACCAGCAATATGCCAGACAGCTTCAGAAGCGTTACTGACTGTCGCCCCCGCCTCAAAGCTACCGTTAACAAGCGTTATTCCTGCATCTGCCAGCGATCTGCGCCATTGTTCACGGCTGTTTGATTCGATGTTAGCGGACTGCGATTCTATGGATTCAGCCGCAGCCTCTGCGCGATCTGCGGCGCTGCTTGCTTCGCTAAGTTGCTGTTGAACATCGATACATTGAAACGTAACTTTAACTCCGTCAACGCTGCCTAGTGATACCTGCATGTCATAAATTCCGTCTGGCGCGTAAAACTGTATTTTACCGTCAGAACCTGCGGTGAAAGGATTGGTAAGATTAGCGCCGCTAACGGTCTTTAATCCTGTGGCTAAGGTTGATGTGCCAGACAAAAAAATTGACACTGTAGCAGATGGAATAAGGTTTCCGTTTCTGTCTTGGGCGAAGTATGTTTTCAGTTCCACTTAAGCACCTATAGATATATTTGGTTGCACCATAACATAGTCATTCAAAGCACCAACAAATCTGGTGTAGTTCGTCAGACTAATTTCATTTCCTGTGCCACAGACAATGGCAGCAGTCGTTTTACTTTCTGACTTAACAATCAACTGCGTTTCATCCAGGTGCGAACGCAGGTTTTTGTTAGTGTCAATCACTTGTAGTATTTTTTTAAAATCTTCTTGAGTTAACGGATATTGATTAGCAGTAATGTAAACATCAAATGTGTACGGCTGGCCAATCGGGCTTTGTTTAAACCACTCAAGGATCTGAATCTGGTAGCCCAAAGCAACAAGCTGACGCGTAACAGCCCCGATAGTGCCTTTTATGCGCTGCGAATAAACCGACTCTTTAATTACCTTGCGTTTCTGCTCGTCTGACCAGGTAGTATCCCAATCGTCAACGCTGAACGCCCAAGCCAGCCAGGGCAGAACGCTTGATGGGCAGGTGTCAGGGTTCCAGACTTCACGCACGACAACCGGAACGTCACTAATCCTGGCTATTGTTTCAGCCAGTGCGCGTTCCTGTTCTGTTGAATTATATGGCAATAAGTCAGACATCAGTATCACCCGCCACGGTTACATTGATTGCTGTGCAATAGCTGGCCTGACCATCGCCAAGCACCAGTGATGCTGTTGGGCTGGTCAGGTTGACGTTCTGCACGCCAGGCTGATGCAATGCGTGATACAGACCAGACAGCGTGACATCATAGCCAATGCGGCGCTGAGATTCTGCAAACGCTGTTACGGCATCAATGGCAGACTGGAGAACCACAGTGGAGTCAGGGCCAGGGAACAGCGTTAGTTCAGCATTAATGGTGTAACTCACGATGTTTGCTGACAGCACTGTGACTTCATCGGTCATTGGCCTGATGGTTTCGCCGTTTAGGGTGTTGGCAACCGCAGTAATGGTTTCAGCAGGTGCGGTGCCGTCGCCGGTGCGTGACAGCACGTAAACGGTGACTTTTCCTGGCTCCGGGCTTATGGCCTGGATGTCTTTCACGTCAGCGTCAGCACCCAATCCGTGGAACACATAACTGCCTTCTGAACCCGCTGTTGTGTAGCCTTCCGGTGACAACTGAATACGCGCGCGGAAATCTTCATCTGATTCCATTTCGGCAGGTGTTGGCGGCACAGTTGTGTCATCAGCAGGCGTAATCACCTGGCGCTTAACACCAACGTTCGCGCCTAACTGGTCAAGATCTGCACCAGACGCGTAAGCCAGCATAACTGCTTTGGCCGCTTCATTAACTCGCTGACGCAGCAGTAACTCCCGGTAAGCGCAGACCTCCAGGATTTTATAAGCGGGGTCAGATTCCACCAATGCGGTGAATGTGGGGTCACGATCCTGCAAATCGGCGATCATGGCCGCCAGAATCGTTTCAAAGTCCAGCGGCACAACAACGTTTGGCGCTGGTAATTGAGATAAGTTTACAACTGTGAAGGCACCCGCCATTTATGTCACCACTATGCCGTCAATTGTTATTTGTTTGCCGTCTGGCAGGTATTCGCCGGTAATGGACAATTCCACGCGTCCTGGTTCTGCTGATGTTGCTGTCACCTGCTGCACGCTGATGCGTGGTTCCCAGGCTTCCAGTGCTTCCGCAGTTGCTGCGTACAGGTCCAGCAGCGTGCTGCGGTTCATCGGTGCATCAACCAGGTAGGGCAACCGGCTGCCGTAGTCGCGGCGCATCACTCGCGTGCCAATTGGCGTCGTGAGTATGTCTCTTATGGATTGGCGCAGATGGTCTAAACCATCCAGCGGCGCGCCTGTGGCCGCGTTTGTTCCTTTCATGCGGGCAATGATGCCCGCATGGGTGATGGTTTATCTTCTTGGGGTTTGTCAGGTCACACCGGTGCGCCGGTGTTGCTGCCACCAGACTGCACGCCGCTGTGAGCATGGTTGCTGCCAATGTTTTTGCCGTTGTGTGTCAGGCTTCCGCCTTCAATCGCCACGTTACCCGTCATCGTAGCCGTTCCGCCTTCGCTTCCCATCTGGAAACTTTTGGCCACGGTCAGGTTGCCGGTGCAAAACGTGTCAGGCGTGTCCAGAGTGACGCTTGTTGATGCCGTCACGGTGGCCGTTTCAGTGTTCACGTTGGCCTGTTTGCAGTTAATGATGACATTACCTGCACCAGCCACGGTGATGGTCAGCGTGTTGCTTGCGCTGTTGTAGTCCACCGTTGTGCCGTCAGGGTAAACGGTTGTTTCCTGGTCCGCGCTTGCCGCTGGTGCCGCGTGGTCATCCTGGAAGATTGACGGCCCAATGACTGCCTGGCCTAAGTCGCCGTAAGGCGCAAACAAAACTACCTGTTCGCCGATGACAGGCGGTGACCAGTCGCGGCGCTTCCCGGCACGGTTGGTTCCCCAGGGAAGCCAGTCAGTGGTGCAGCCAGCAACGGAAACTTTAGCACGCGCGTTGGCCAGGTCCAGTTGTTTGATGGTGCCGATGCGCACAACGTTGTTTAGCTGGCGGTTCAGTTCGCTAACTTCTGCGCTCATGGGTTCACCTTCTCGTAATCTTCTTCGTTGCCGGTGCCAATTTCAGGCAACCAACTGAAATAAACCTCTGATGGGGTTATGCCTTCATCGTTCCACACGCTTTCGCCCAGGTGGATGACTTGCTGCCACTCCACGCGCCACACCTCGAATTTGTCCAGTTCCGGGGTGAAGTCGTCAGGGAAGCCGCCAACCACGTTGGCTGGCCCTGTTGGCAGCTTCCTGGCGGGGTATGCCGGGTTGGTCCAGCGGCGCTTGCGCAGCCAGGCCATGAAGGCAGCGGCCAGCGTCCTGATGGCCAGGGCGGCGCGGGGTGTCCTGATGCTGTTAATGATGAAATGCGCCTCAAACGTCGCCACAACGGCCAACTGTTCCGTGCCGGGGTCAATCTCGTTGTCTGCCTCCAGTTCGCTGATGGTCAGCAGGCAGGCGGGAATTGGCAGCGTTTTGCGCGCTTCCGGGTCATCCTGGTAAAACTCCACGGTGACCAGTTGCGGGAATGCTGCTTTGATGTCGGCCACAATGGCATCGTGAAGTGTTGACAGGTCTACTTCTGTGTTTGCATTCGCCATTTTAGATCCGCCTCAAAGGTTTTATAAAACTGTTCTTCAAATCCTTTAAATACATCATCGTTGAGAACCTTTTCTACTTCTTTGGCTATGTCATAGCCAACGCGCTCAATAGGGTTTCTCTTTTTTCCTTTTCGAATAAATGCGCCGCCACGTAATTTGCTGGATTTTATGCCTGGTTTCGGCCCCATAAACGCTTTATCAAAGTATTTCACAGCGCCTTCACCCTGCCCAGCCACTACGCCAATTTCATCCTGCGCGGCATAAGGTAATCGGCTAATGTCAATGGGGTTATAACCAATCCATACGCCGCCAGTGGCTTCATCTTTTTTGGTCTTAAACTTCATGTTCTTTAGGCGTCTGCGGAGAACATCTGCTTTCAGTTTTGTTTCTTTCCTGATTGCTCGTCCTGCTCGCACTCGCAGCCAACCAGCCATTCTTCTGATTGTTCGCCTCATGGCCAGGCGCACTGCCTTTTCAGTAGCGTCTAACTCATGTGTGATTACGTCCAGTTGTGTCTGGTCGATGTCGAATTTAATCATAAGATACCATCTTGGCGCGTCATCCTCACCACGGCAGTGCCTGTGCCATCCTGTTCCGGGGATGCCAGCACGTCGAAGGTTTCACCGGCCACAATGATTGTGTCACCACGCAGGATGCCAGCCAGGTCAGATTCCTTTGCCGTGATGCGCGGGCTGCTGGTGTCCGCTTCATACTCGCCAATTTGCGCGTTGAAGTACGGATCATCAAAGATGGCGTTAATTGTTCTGGTCCAACCTTTTTGCGAATGAATAACGGCGGGAAATGCAAACCCGCCGTTGGTGTCAAGGTCAAAAAAGTCGTCCAGGTTTTCCCAGGACGGCGCGGGCATTACTGTGATTCCCGCTTATTGCCAACCAGCACAACGCTGCGGATTGCCGAACCGGAACTGGCGGAAACATCCTTCACACGAACAAATTTTTTGAATCGGTCAGCATTAAACAGGATCGTGTCAGCCTTAGCTGCGGTGCCGATCTGCGCAAAAGTGGTATTGGGTACGTCAGCCCAATTGGTTGAACCGTCATCACTGTGTTGCAGGCTTACAGTGGTGGTGCCAGCAGTGCCGATGCCGTTAAGGTGAAGCAGGCACAGGCCATGATAATCACCAACGTTGACGGCTGAACCGTTGCCGCTGGCTGTGATTGTTGCTGGTGCGGCCAGAACCGTTACAGATGTGCCGTGTTGCATTATTCGTCACCCTCTTTGATTTCGCCTGCGGCTTCGATGGCTTCAATCAACTGCGCTTTGGTCATCTTGTCAGCGCCTTCAATTTCCATCTGCTCTGCAATGGCGATAAGCTGATCTTTGTTCATTTTCGTGATTTCAACATCGTCATCACGCGCTGGTTGTTCGTCGTGCATCTCGGCCTTGCCGCGTGACAACAGATTTTTGGCCTCAAGCTCTGAAACCTCAACCAGTGAACCTGCTTTCATGACTTCGCCGCTGATAGCAATGGCGGAAGTCAATTTCAGTACGTAAGTACCAGGCATAAACTGTCTCCTGTTTGATAAGACTATGGCCGCCGAAGCGGCCATTGTTCTGGTTACGCGTTGCGGCCTAGGCAGAAGGATTCAACGCGGCGCACCGCAAAATCCACGTCCTGGAATACCACGATGCGCAGGCCACCGGATTTGCTCAGGCTGTACGGGTCAACAGTCATATCCAGGCCACCCCACATACCAACCACCAGGTCAGCGAAGTTGCCAAAGAACACGTCACCATCCTGCACCTGGTTGGTAACTTCGGCGCGGTAACCGTTCAGGGTGTTGCCCGGCTCCCAAATCACGCCAGCGTCAGCAACGGAAGAACCACTGGCAAACTTCGGCGTGGTTTTCGCAGCGCCACGGCCACGCGCGTTAAGCACATATGCCATGTTGTTCACGTCAGCGTTGTCAGCCGCGATTTCGGTTTCCATCTGCACCAGTTCCGCATAAGTCGGATTGGCTGCTGCGAAGTCTACCGCGTTAATGCCGGTGTAGTTCGCCAGGCCAAGCGGCTGGTTGCTGGTGCCTGTGCCGTAGTAACCAGCGTAATCAATCGCCTGCGCGATAGCTGCCACCAGGTCACCACGCACGATGGCTTCCGCATCCGGGGTGGATTGCATCAGCAGGCGGCGTGTAATGTCGGTGTATGCCGCAACAGTTTTCGGTGACAAGCCAAGCTGGCCGATGGTCGGCGTGGTTTCGGTTGCGTCATCACCTTCACCAATCCAGTAGGCAGTAGCACCGCCAGTCTGTTTTGGGATTTCGACGTTGCCAACCAGGCCGCCCATAGTACGCGCCAGGCGCATGATGGTGGTGCGCGGGCGCAGCAGGTCGATGAACGAACCGGCCATAAAGTCAGTGCCAACCAGGTTAGAACCGGTTTGAGCGCCTGCCGGGGTGTTCGGTGCGCCACCAGCGTTGAATGCACGCAGAACATCGTCAGGGATCAGGATGCCTTTTGCACTGCGGCCATACTGCTGTTGCGCTGCGTGGCTGCATTCGATTTCAAACGCTGCGGCACGCTGTGCGGCTGCATCGTTCGGGTTAGCCAGAGCGCGAACCACGTTGAAAATGCTGTAGCGGCGGATGTCTTTGTCAGACATACCAATCACGCTGGACGGCATTTCTGACAGCGGCTTGCTGCCTGAACGGGTGCCATCAGCCGGTTGTGCCGGGTCTTTCGGCTTGTTCAGGTGGTCCAGCAAGGAACGCTGGAAATCTTCGGCGGTGGTGCCTTCGCCAATCGCTTTCAAAGCCAGGTCACGTGCGTTGTACTTCTCGCCCATCTCAGTGATGGAACGCACGCGCGCTTTTTCAGCTTCACGGCCACGCTGTTCAGCGTTGCGCGTATCATCGCCAGCACGTTCCAGCATTTCCAGAACCTGCGTGATGTTGCCTTTTTCGTCTACCATTGCGCGCACCAGGTTACCGGCTGCGTCGCGCAGAATTTTTTCCATTCTAATGCCCTCAGATGCAATATTTGTTGGTGCTGGAACCTCTACGGTGCCCGCAGTATCGGATTTGCCGACGCGTTGTTCTTCTTGGGGTTTGTCAAACGCACGCCCAATGCCAACGCTGGTGTCAGCGGGAACGCTCACAATTGAAATTTCGAACGGTTCCCATTCAGTGATGCGGTAGACATCCTGCCACTCGTCACGCGTTTCCTGTAGCTTGGCCGCTAACACGCGGTAGCCAACGGAAACATGCTTGCGAATGCCGTCAACGATGTCCTGGAAAATCTCGTCAGCGCGTGCACTTCGGCCAAAGCGCACCACAGCCCGCCCCCGGCGGTCAGCGTCAATGCTGACTGATTCAACAACGCCCACCTGGTCAGTCCAATCGTGGTCAACCAGCAGCGCCCCACCGTCACGCAGACGGTCCAGGCGCACGCTTTCCGGCGAATGGTCCAGAATTTCGATACCGTACCAGCGTTCAACCTCGATTTCGGATGAAAACGCCAGTTCTACGGTGCGTTTTTCGGTGTCAAACTTGCGCACTTCCATAGTGCGCACCAGCCCGCCTTTGTTGAAATCAGGCAGCGTTTTGCTGTCTGATTTGCGGGTAAATTCGGCCCCAATGATGCTATTCAGCAGGTTTTTCTGCATTTTGCTGCCCCATTAACAGTGTTTTGTCCATGCCCATGCTTTGCATGACCAGTTTTTCCGCCATTTCTCGGCTGATACCGTGCTGCGTGTACGCCTCAATCATGCGTGCCACGTCGCTAGCGGTTTCCTTCCAAACGGTGTCAGGGTCGCTGCCACCTTCACGGATGATGCGGCCAGGCGATTGCAGCATGTTGTTTTTTGATTTTTCAGCCGCTGCCACGTCAGATGACGGGTCAATCCAGGCCCAACGGCGTGGCTGCCATTCAATATTGCTGTAACGGTCTATGCGTTCCGGTTTCAGGCTGCGGCCCTTCACCGTGATGCGTCCAGACAGCAGGGCGCGCGGCAGCCAGGCGTCAAAAACAGGCTGGTGCAGGTTTTCGATTAGCCATTCCTGTAATTCCTTCCAGCTTTCGCGCTCGTCAAGCGTGCCCTGGCGGATAGAACTGAAATTGACGCCTTCCAGGTCGTTGGCCAGGTTGTTGTAAGCAACACCCATGCCCGAAGCCATGCCGCGCAGCATTTGTTTGGTGAACACGGCAAATTCGCCGTTGGGGTATTGCGGTGACCAGTCTTTGACGCGTGCGCCCTGTGGCAGCACCTGGAATTCACCCGGTTCACTGTCAATAATCAGTTCGTCATCATCTTCAAATTCAGGGCCAGCGGAATTTTCATCCCATTCAATGAACCCCATTTTGTTGGCACCGGCGCGCGCGTTGACCAGTGCGGCTTCTTCCATGCCGCCCAGGTGGCGCATACGAAACAGGCTGGTGGCCATCCAGGGCAGGCCGCGTTTCTGGCCCACCATGTCATCAAAAAAGCCGTGCAGGATTTCTTCCGCAGGCACGCGCACGAAGTCACGCCCGGACCAGCGGTAGTTTTCATCCGATTCATCAACGGTGCTGAAATAGTACGCGATAGGCCGCCCGTAGCGGTTAAATTCGATGCCCTGGCGGATGAAATTTCCGTTTGGCATCCGATCTTCAACCATGTCCACCGGGCAGCGTTGCGGGTCCAGCAGTTGCAGCGAGAAGCCCCACGGCCCTGCGTCAGCCCCGAACACCAGGCGCACGAAGAATTCACCGTCTTTGGCCACGCTGTTGACGCAGGCGGCCTGGATGGCGCGCCATGACAACTTCCCGGTCACGTCACAGTTAGTCTTTTTGCCCCATGCGTCAAACGCCAGTTCAATGGCTTCATTCGCCAGGGTGTCCAGTTTTCCGGTGTTATCCTGGCTTTTTGCCTGCAACAGAACGCCTTTTGGCCCCACAATGTTTGTGCGGCACAGACGCAGGAACTTTTTGGCATAATCATTGTTGGCGGCCTGTTCGCGGGAACGGGCCACCAGGATGCGTTGATTTTTGGTAATGACTTCATCAGCCGTCAGCGGCTGCGTGCCCCACGCGGTGCCAAAACGGTCAACGCTGGCCCCGGTAAACATACGGGACGCCAGGCGGTTAAGCGGTAAACGCCGCGTGCGCGGCTGTTGTGCCTGTTCGGCAGGCTTATTTCTGGTAAATGGCCACAGTTTCATCAGCGAAGGCTCACCCGAACTTTACGCCCGAACGGGTTTTTGCCGCACTGCGCCTGCTTTTCGCGTGCTACTTCCAGGCGGTACAAGTCGCGCAGTTTCAGCAAATCCGCAATCGGGGTGCGATATAACTCGCGGTTATTGATGCGGTAGCGTTCCTGGTCCATCGTCGCGCGCTTCTCTATGACCGCTTCAATGGCTTCCAGGGTGCGTTGCGCGTGAGTTTTCCCGTTAAATCCATCACTGGCGCTGGCCAGGTCTGGCAGGATGGTAATCTGGCCGTTTCCGGCCTCCATAACGTCATCGCCTTTGGTCGCGCGCAGCGAATACCAGTAATCGCCTGCTGGCCACGTTGCAGTGACGCCAGCGGCTGCGCGGATGACGTGATCGTTACCATCAGCGACGGCGTTGATGTTAATTGACTGCGGGCCGCGCAGCAGTAGCTGAACGGCCCATTCAGTTGCAGGATAGCCGGGAAGCGTCAGGCGCGTCTCAAATGTCAATCCAGCAGTAATTTTCTGCGGTACTTGGCAGTTTTTCACTATTTATCACCAGCGGCTAACCCATCCACCGCCACGGCGTTTGGATGCCCTGGCGGAACGTTTAATGGGCTTAGTCTCTGTGACTTGCTGTTTTTCTTCTTCTTGGGGTTTGTCATTGGCCGGTTGCGGCACTTCCACCGGTTTCACGATGGGTTTGACGTTCGGCAGCCGCTTGCGCCGTTCCGGTGGCGCGTTGTCGTTCGCTACGCCAAACTTTTCAGCCAGGCGGCGGAATGACGGCTGCATGATTTTAAGCGCGGCCAGCGCATAGTTGCGGCAGTCCAGTGCTTCGTTGCGCGCCCGGTCGGGTTTCTTCCACTCGCGGATTGGCTGGCCCTTCACGTAACGCATGGTCAGCTTTTCAGCGGTGATTTGCTTAAACCATTCTTCATCGCGGTCAGCAGGGAAGTGGCAGAAACCTGGCCCCGGTGCCGTCTTGTTTAAACGCCGTGCGGTAATCAGCTTGGCTTCATCGGTGCCCACCAGGAATAAATCCACTTTGCGGGCATCCTTCCCGGATTGCTTGCGCTGCGGCTTCTCCACGATAGGACGGCCCCAACCGCCCACGCCTTTGATGGCAAACAGGCGGCGGCCTGTGCGCCCTCTGGCGTAGTCATAGGCGGCCTGCGTGTAACCGCTGGTGCCCCCGGTATCGAGACAGGCGGCCATAATCGGCATGATGGCCCCGGTTTCGTGCTGGTAGGTTTCCGCCAGCAGGTCATCCAGGGCATCCCAGGGGTCAGGCGTCAGCGGGTCACCCCACAGAACGTGGTAACCCAATGACCAGGATTCTTCACCCACGCCCCAGGCCACCACTTCGCATTCCAGGCGGTCAACCTGCATGTCTATGCCTGCGGTGATATACAGCCCACCAGCAGGCACCTGCGCTGCGTATTCCTCGCGGCGCGCCATCAGTGAATCCGGGTCAACCTTGTCGCCTTCTTCTTCCCAGGTGCGCGCCAGGCTGACGTTGGTGAAGGTTTGCAGGTCGTCAGTTTTCAGCTTGTCCAGGTAGTCACGCACGATGGCCGGAACTTTGCGGAATGTGCTGTATAGTTCGTTCAGGTGGTAGCTGGCGTGCCCTTCAAACGGCCTGGACGCCTTCCAGCCTGCGCCCTTTTCTTCGGCCTGGCGGATAGCCGCTATCCGTTCGCCGTCATTCCACTGCGCGCCGCACGATGGGCAGTACAGGTGCGCGGTTTCCGGCCTCTGTTCGTCGATGGCCGCCAGCGTTTCCGCGTCAGTTTCGCGCTGGCCATCCCATTTGACGTATTCCCATTCAAGCGTAACGTGATCGTCACAGTGCGGGCAGCAAACGAAGAAATGCCGCTGGTCGCCCATTTCATATGCTTTTTCGATGTAGGATTCCCCTTTAAGGGTAGGGGTGCTGATTTCCAGCAAAAACCGCTGGTCACCGAAGGTGGCAGAACGCTGCCACAGCAGGCCAACCGGGTGCCCTTCGCTGGTTCGTTCATATCCGTCTACCTCGTCACATACAATCAGCGGCGCTGAACGCCCGCGCATGGTCTTTGGCGAACCGGACCAGGCGAACATCAGGAACCCGCCAGGGTATGATTTCATTTTCTGGTTGTTCACCCCGTCGCGGCCACGCGGTTTGGCAATAGCGTTGTTTACCGGCGCGCATTCTTCCGCCAGCGGGTTGAATTTCGTTTCCAGCCAGGTGCGCAAGTCATCCTGGCTTGGCTGCATCATCATCTGGCTGCGCGGTTCAGCGGCTACGCTGTACGCCTGCACGCACAGTGCCAGCATGGTTTTGCCCACCTGCGCGCCCCACATCAGCGTTACGCGGTAGCAATCAGGGTCAACCAGCATGTCCATTGGTTCGCGTTGGTATGGCGCGTTATCCAGGCGCAGCGGTCCTGGCACGGCGTTGCCAGACGGAATGCGGATGTTTGCCTGCGCCCACTCTGACGGCTTCATGTCTGGCGGCGGCAACAATTGTTGTTGTGCGCGCCGGATGGCCTGGTCAATGCCTTCGATATTGGCAAACGGGTTATTCTTCGCTGTCACCGTCGCCCCCTTCGTCATAGCCATCCAGCAGGGAAGCGGTCACCAGTGATTTCAGCACTTCGTCAATTTCGGCCATCATCACCGATTTGAACCGGCGTTCATCGGTTTCACCGATAAGCATTGAAACGGTGCGCTGTGGCAGGTTGCGCATACCGGCGCGCACTTCCGCGAAGGCGCGGGCAACGGCGCGTTCAACCTGGTCCAATGGTGCCACTTCGCCTTTGGCTTTGGCCAGTTCCAGTTCTGCTTTTTCGGTTTCGGCTGCCAGCTTGCGGCGCTTCAATTCCGTTTCATCGGCCATCACGTCGCCGGTAGCCGCCTTCACGTCACGTTCACGCAACCAGGCCGCCACCTGCGCGGTGTCGTACTCCCATTCTTTACCGCGCCCGCCAAGTGTTACATAGGGCGCTCCGTCTTTTCGCCACTGGTCAACTGTTGGCGGTGCTACCCCGAAAACTTCCGCCAGGCCGCTGCGGTTTACTGTTCGGCCTTTTATTGCTTTTGCCAATTAATGCCGCCTTATCTAATGCTAAAAACGATTTTGATTATCCACGCACAACGCGAATTATGCGGGACCAATGCCCC